ATGACTCGTGAGGTCAAAATCTATGCTGCCACAAGAACAAGTGATGGTCAAGGTGGATACACAACCACGTTTGCCCTACAAAGCACAGTTTGGGGTGATTTAAGACCAGATAATCAAGTTCGTGAGATAGACCAGTCGGAATTGCAATTTGACCAAAGAAACCGCCTTTATATTCGTTTTGGTGCTACTATAACAGATTCGGATGAGGTAGAGGTTGAAGGCGATAGATTTACAATACATTCTATTAAGAACGTAGAGAACCAAAATAGGTTCTTGGAATTAATAATTTACAAGTAATGCCAAGTTTTACTTTTGACATAGGTAATTTATCAGATGTATTAAAAAAACTTGATACTTTAGATGCTAAAATTCAGCAAGATGTAAAAGATGAAGTAAATGCATCTGCATTAAATATTCAAAGCGGAGCAAAAAGATTAGCACCTGTAAACTTTGGTCAATTAAGAAATAGTATATATCTAAAAGAAAAAAATGTTGATAAAGGTTATGTTTTTTCTGTTGGTTCAAATGCTTCTTATGCGCCTTATGTAGAATTTGGAACAGGTGGTAAAGTAAGCATTCCAGCTGGATTTGAGGAATTGGCAAGTGGGTTTAAGGGCAAAAAGGCTGGTACATTTAAAGATATGGTTGAGGCTTTAACATTATGGGTAAAAAGAAAAGGCATTGGTGGTGGTAAGGACAAGTCTATTGCTTATGCCATAGCTATAAGCATATTAAGAAAAGGGATGCGACCACAACCATTTTTAATACCAGCGTTTGAAGCAGAAAAGCCAAAAATGATTAAGAATATATTAAACGTAATTAAGAATGTTAAATCCTAATATAGAAATAAAGAAATGGTTTTATACTAACTTGACAAGTGCTAGTGGATTGGTTGTTTACGATGGATTTGCTCCAGAAGGTGCAGGTAATGAGTATATTGTAATGACTGGAAGGACATCAAGTCAAGAACAAGGTAAAACAGGATATACAAATAGTATTAGTATCACAGTTGATATTATTACAAAAAATGCTAACTTTGGTTATAAACGAGCTGAAGATATAAGCGATTTGATATTAGAAGATATAAACTCGGATTCAGTTATAACCTTGTCAAATGGGTTTACTGCTTCAAGTTTAAGTGTGGAAAGCATTAGGAATTTGGATGGCTTAAATCCTTTAGATAACGTTTTTAGAGTATTAATAACATATAACATAACCATAACTCAAAATTAAAATTAAATAAAATGGCAGAAACAAAAGTAAGCGGTAGAGATTATATCCTCTTAGCTGACATTAACAATGATGGAACATTCAAGCCAGTTGCTTGTTTGACTTCTAACTCTTTGACATCAACTTTAGGAACAATTGATGCAACTTCTAAGTGTGGCGACCAATACACTCCAAATCAATCTTTTAACCAATCTTTTGAATGTGAAGGTTTTGCGATTGATGAAACAGGTACTCCTTCTAAAGATAGTTACCAACAATTGTATACGGCACACGCTGCTCAAACTTTATTCGCAATTAAAATGGGTAAAGCTACTCCAGCAGCAGGTGATGTTTATTATGGTGGTGCTGGTCAATTAGTATTCATTAGCAACTTTAATGTTAATGCTGCTGATAAAGATGATGTGAAGTTTACTGCAACATTTGTAGTAAGTGTTCCACCAATTACTCAAACAGAGCAATCATAATAAATAAAAAACTATGTTCCAATTAAAAACTAACAACAACACAATCCACCTAAAGTGGGGTACTTGGGCAATGCGTGAGTTTACTAAACAAAACAATATCGGCATTGATGAGTACTTCAAAGTTCTTGCAACGGCTCAAACAAGTTTAGACATTATAGTCCAGCTTGTTTACATTGGTTACAAATCTGCTTGTGTAAGCAAAAAAGATGAAGTAATATATACCATTGATGATGCTTGTGAATGGATTGATGAAGTGGGTTCTATTTTTAGCGAAGAAGGTCAAATAATTGACTATTTAAAATATATCGTTGAAAGTACAGTCCACACCATTACAGGTGTAAAGAAGGAAGAAGAAAAAAAAAAGCCTAACAAAGCTAAACTGGGATGATATCTTAGTTAAAGCTGCGGAGTGTGGAATAAGACCAAATGAATTTTGGGATATGACTTGGAAGGACTTTTCCATTATCGTTTTAGGTAAGGAAAGGAATGAGTTAAACGAATGGGCAAGGACAAGAAACCTTGCCTATATTGTATATTTAAGTTCTACTACCGAGAAAACTCCAAAATCAATGAAATCTTTTTGGAGCATACCAGAGTTAGATAATGCGGATATTGAAGAAGATAGAGTGATGATAACACAAGAACAATTGGCAAGAACACTTAAATTGTACGGAGTAAATTAATAAAGATGGCAACAGATATTTTAGATATAGAAATTAATATTGGTGCTAATACGCAAGATTTAGGTGCTGAATTACAAAAAGCCGAAAATTTACTTAATAAATTACAAGCAAAATTAAAGAAATCAACTGATGTTGGTGAAATACAAAAGTTAAATACAAAGATAACTAGTGTTGAAAGTGCTATTGGTACATTAAATACAAGAATGAATGCTGTTGGCAGACCTGCTGCCGATGCTACAAATGCTTTAGGTAACTTATCAAGAGTTGCACAAGATGCTCCCTATGGATTTATAGGTATTGCGAATAACTTAAATCCTTTATTAGAATCATTTCAAAGATTATCAAAAGAAAGTGGCAGTTCTAGTAATGCTTTAAAAGCTATGGTAAGCGGTCTTACTGGTCCAGCTGGTATTGGTATTGCATTGGGTGTTGTATCATCACTTGTTGTTGCATTTGGAGATGATATAGCAGAATTTATTAATAAAGCAACTGGCGGTTCACAAGCTATTGTAGAATTTGGAAAATCTTTTACTGCTGCTAAAGATGCTTTTTCTTCTGCTTATATTCAAATGGAGAATTTAAATAATTCTTTTGACCAATTCCATAATGGAACAAAATCAAAAAAATCAGTTTTAGATGAATATAATCAATCTTTAGGAAAAGTTTATGGTACAACTAAAGATATAGCAGAGGCAGAAAAAATATTCATTGATAATAAAGATAATTATGTAAAAGCTGCGTTATATAGAGCAGCAGGTCAAGTTGCTTTAAAGAAAGCAGCAGAAGAAGCATTTAAACAATTAGAAGCACAAAATGCACCATCAACAGCCAATAAAACATCTATGTTTATGGGCGAAGGATTAGGTACTTTTATGTTATCTAAATTTACTGGAACGCCTGTTATTACGGCTACTGATGTTTTAGGAAGTACTGCTATTTCAAAAAAGGCTAAAGAACAAGAAACTTTATTTAAAGGAATATTTGAACAATTTAATAAATTAGCAGAAGAACAAGATAAGTTTGCAGAACATACTAAAGATTTTGGAAAAGATTTAGAAAAACCTTCACCTATTGTAAATTATGCAAGAGAAGAAAATAAGCAACTTAATTTAGAGTTAGCTAAAATGAAGGCTTTGAGGGAGAAGATGAAATCAATAGGATTAGAGCCTTTACAATTATTTGAATTACCATCTGAAGAAAGAGCAAAAGAAGATAAAAGAAAAGGATATTTTGAAAAACAAGCTAAGGGTTTATTAGAGGAATCTAATAAAAGTGGATTTGGTTCTTATATGCAAGACATATTTAAAAAGGATAAAACACAACTTGATGTTGAAGCAGCAGAAAAGAAAAGAATAGATGATTTAACTCAATCTTATGCTCAATTTGCACAAACATTATCTGGTTCAGTAACAAATGCTTTATTCCAAATGTATGATGCAATACAAGAAGGTCAAAATCCTTTAGAAGTAATTGCAAATATGTTTAAACAAATAGCATTGAATTTAGCAGCTATGGTTGTACAAGCGTTGATATTCCAAGCTATTATAAAAGCATTCCCAGCATTAGAAGGTGCATTTACTGCGATTGGTCTTATTGGCAAAGCAACAAGTGGTATGCAATCAGCAGGTGCAATATCTAGTGGCATAAATGCTAATTCAACTTTTAACGCAGGTGCAATGGGGAATAACAATGTTTCACAAGGTCAATTTGTATTAAAAGGTTCTGATTTGGTTTTGGCAACTCAAAGAGCAAACAATAACTTAAATATAAGACGAGGATACTAATGGCATACGAAATAAAATATAGAATCACGGCAGCAACTAAATCGGATGTTACAAGTGTACTAAATATTTATGAGGATGGTTATGATGGCGAGATTATAGAATATCCTTGTATAAGTTTACAATTACAATACATACCAAGAAGCGATGATGCTTTTGAGCCTATTTATGTTAGTCAATTAAGCGTGGCAATAGATGTTACTGACAATGTAGAGGATATGCCAGACTTTACTACATTAAACGATAGAAAGTATTTTGTCAAATTATTAAGTGGTGAAAATGTAGATTTTATAGGATGGATATTAAGTGATAATGTTCAGTATGTATTTTCAACAGGTCGCAAAGATTTATACTTTAATGCTATTGATGGGTTAGGTATGTTAGAAACAATACCATTGCCGTTAAATGATGAAACTGAATTAATATATGTAGAAAGTGCAAAAGATTTTATTTCAATTGCATTAGAACAAATAAATTATCCAATAGATTATAAGATTATTAGCGGTGTTAGTTTTTATTCGGAAGATATGGATAATAGAACTGATGACCCAGCTGCTGATGGATTAGCTCAATCTTATATTAACTATGCAACCTTTATAAATAGTAATCAAGAAGCAACTGATTGTCTTGATGTAATAACAAGAATTGTTAAATCATTTGGTTCAAGATTATTCCAAGCTAAAGGAAACTTTTACATAGTTCCTTTAACACAATTTGCACAAGATTCATATTATGCAACTATTTACAATAGTGATGGTACTATATTTGATGACACAATAATAAGTGATACAGGTGAAATACAAGGATTTTCAGCTAATACAAGCGGTTTATACTTTGTGGATAATAGTCAATTTAAGCTAATTAAAAAGGGTTACAATAAAGTTAGATTTAATAAGGTTGTAGAATACCCTAATAATTACATTACAAACTGGAATCTAAAAACATTTACAGTAGTTAGTCCAACAGTAAGTAATGCTTTTTCTTGGTTAGCAAATAGAAATGGTGGAACAATATATGTTAAATCATATCCAGAGAAAAAATATAATTCTTGGTTTATTGATTATCCAACCGCAAATCCACACTTTTCATCTGTAACTGCTAACAACTTGCCTTTCATAAATCCAAGTGAAATAATAAATTTATCATTTGATTTTGCAACATTAGGAACTGTATCTGGAACACCAGATGCTTTATTCCTTTTAAAGTTACAAGTGCAACCTGTTGGTGGAAATGCTTACTTTTTAAACCAAGATAAAAACTGGTCAATTGCAGTTAATCCGAATGACCATTATTTTTATTATCCTTATTATGGTTCTTCACCAGTTGTAAATTTTAAAATAGAAGCTGCTCCTTGTCCTGTTTTTGGTCAATTATATATGGAGATTATTATGTGCAGTAATTCGGCTGGTTTTTGGAAATCAACTGTTAAACAAGCTGAAATAAGCAACTTTAACTTAAAGATTGATAGCTTCTTTAAAGAGGTTACAACCGAAAGTTATATAAATGATGTTGAGGAGTATGTTTTGGATATAGATTTACCAATGGGGTTCAATGACATTAACGAAGCTAAATATAACTACATAGGATATATAAGCAAATCGGATGGCAATATGTTGTTAAATTGGTATAGACAAGAATATCCAGATGAAACATATAGAAGCCTAAGTGAGTTAGTAGTTAAGCAATATTCAAACTGCTTAAATAAGAATATTATTAATTTGGATGCTTCTTTTATGGGTATGGAAACAGAAGATGGCAGATTAAGTGGTGCAATGAGAATAAATGCAACTGACTTAGACCCTGCTCAAATAAGTGTAACAAATAAAAAATACATAATAGGTAATTCAACAATAGATTTACCTAATGATGTAATAACGGCTACTTTATTGGATATTAATCCAGAGAATGTAGAAACAACAATGAATACAGTTTATGATAGTAATCCATTATCAAGAGAATTAACTGGATTTGGACATTATAGGTCTAATGGTTATTTGACTAAGGAGGCTGCATTGGCTGCTCCTTTAACAAGTAACTTAGTTTATTTAGAACAAGCTGGTGTTCCTTCGGTTGGTGATTTCTTCTATGCAAGTGAATATTTAACAGTTGGATTTAATGGTGCTAATATTTGGTGGAGGGTTTTGGTTACGGATAGTTACTCACAAGCATATAGAATTAGCGGAGCAGGTGAAATATTAGAAACATACGGATAATTGATTAAATTTGTAATATGGCAGCAGTAATAGGAAATAACGTAATGCTTTATTGGCATAGAACAGATGTTGACCCAGAAGTTGATGTCGCTTTTGCGTGTAGTACAAATTGTACGTTTAATGTAAGCGTAGATCAAAAAGAGGTAACAAGCCAATCAAGTGCTTGGTTTAGAGAATATAAAAATGATGTGGCTACTTGGAATGTAACTTGTGATGGTTTAATTACTTTGACTGGATTTTCTTATTTGTTTATGTTAGAAAAGCAGTTAGCAAGAGAACCAATAGAAATTAAGTTTGTAGTGGATAACGGAGTTGATGGTTTGACTATCATAAACGGAACTTGTAATATATCAAGTTTAGCAATAAACGCACCACAAAAGGATGTGGCTACTTACAATATTAGCCTACAAGGTACAGGTGCATACAATACAACAGGAACGGAGGTTGACCCAAGCGGTGTGATTATAGTAGGTGCAAATCCTGTTAAGACAAAAGGTTACACGGCAAGTGGTGGCGAAACATCAATCACATTTGCGGACACAATCGGTTATGCTTGTTTATATGTTTCAAGAGGTGGTGTGGATGCGCAAAACATTTTAACAACAGGAACTCCAACAGGTGATGATGTCAAGTTTATAAGTTCAACTGGGGTTCTTACTTTTGGTAGACCTTTAGAAGCTGGGGAGTATATTCGTGGATTATTTCAATAAAATATTATGAGTCAATTACAAGTTACAGGCGAAGCAAAGATTAGGGATATACAAGGTCCAGTAGTGGCTAATAGTGGGGTAATAACCGCTTTAGATGGTGCTGCTTCTCAATATGTACGAGGGGATGGTACGTTAGCGGATTTCCCTACATCAAGTGGTGGTGGTAGTTCGGTTTCTTACTATCTTAACTCAAGTGTTTCACAAGGTACAATAGGTGGAGTAGATTATAAAGAGTTAAATAAAGAACCTATTATAGGTGCTGGAACTGACATTGCTATTTCAACAACAGGATATGTAGCGAGTTACTTAACTGATGCTAATGACCCTGATGTATTATCAATTCCTGGCGGTAACTTTAATTGTGAGTTTTATTTTAGTGTAAACAACAATACAGGAAACCCTTTTTTCTATGCAGAACTTTATAAGTACGATGGCACAACTTTTACCTTATTAGGTAGTAGCGTTGGAGTTCCTGAGTATATTAATCAAGGGACTATAATAGCACCTTATTATTTCGCTATTCCTGTCGCTACAAGTGCTTTAGCGTTAACGGATAGATTAGCAATTAGAATCTATGTAAACGTAGATGGTAGAACAGTTACTTTACATACTGAGAATGGTCATTTGTGTCAAGTAGTTACTACCTTATCTAAAGGGATGGTTTCTTTAAATAACTTGACTGACCAATCACAATTTTTAGCGGTTGGAACAAGCGGAACTGATTTTAACATTGTTTCAAGTGGCGATACGCATACATTTAACATTCCAAGTGCAAGTGCAACAAATAGGGGTTTAGTAACAATAGGAAGCCAATCATTTGAAGGAATTAAAACATTTAATGATGCTATAAAAGGAGAAGAAGGTGTTTTATTAAAAAATGGTGTAATATCTTCTTCTAATGGATATACCGCTTTAAATGCTTTTGAAAATACTTTAATAATTACAAGTTTAATTAGTGGAACACCTTATTCTAATAGTTTAGAATTTACACCTTCAACAACCAATACATACACATTCCCTAATGCAAGTGGAACAATCGCTTTAACCAGTAACCTTAGTTCATACGTTCCTTATACAGGAGCAACAGGAGATGTGAACTTGGGTTTATTTTCAATTATATCTAACAGAGTAAGTGCAATTGGAGATAATTCAACTTATGGTGGAACATTAAGTATAAAACAAAATAATGTAAGAAGTTTATTAGGAACAGGATATACTGAATTATTTGGTAAAACAAATATATTAGGTATTTCTTTTGGTGTTGGTTCTATTGCAAATTTAAGTAATTCTGTATTGACTGCCGAAAGAACATACACTCTACCAGACATTACTGGTACTTTAGCACTTTTAGAAGGTAGTCAAACATTTAGTGGCAGTAAAACGTTTAGTGCATTAACTGCATTTACATTTACTAATGGAACAAGAATGGATTATGGATTATATCTAAGCAAAGGTTCTATTCCAAGTGCATTTTCAAGTTCAACAACTAATATATATTCAGATGCTACAACTAACAATATAGTAATTAGGGATAATTCAAGTAATGCTAAACTTGTATTCAATAATTCTACTCAAACATACACATTCCCAGCAGCAACAGGTACAATAGCATTGACAAGCAACCTTAGTAGTTATGTACCATACACAGGTGCAACAGGAGCAGTTAATTTAGGTGCTTTTGGATTAAGTGCATCTTCTATAAGTCTTACTGATAGTGTTTATTTACAAAATAATAAATCAATTTGGGGTACTGATTTTGCAGGTACAACTCAATATAATTTATTAAGTTTAAATATTTCAAATAAAGTTGGTATTGATGCAGCCGGATTAGGTGTTGTATTTGGAGGAACAATAGGTAACGGAACTTATACTTACACACTTCCAAGTGCTACTGGTACTTTAGCCCTTACAAGCGACCTATCTGCTTACCTACCTTTAACAGGTGGTACGCTTACAGGTGCTTTAATTGGTACAAGTGCTACATTTAGTGGTACAGTTTCATCTATTGTAACAAGTGGTGGTACATCATTTAGAGTTGTAAACTCTGTTAATTCAAGAGCTTGGAGTTTAGTACCATCAACTAATGGAGCGGAATCTGATTTATGGCTTTATTATGGAGGAACAGGTACTGGAACTAAGGTATCATTTGTAAATAATGGAAATGTATTAATAGGTTCTACAACAGATAGTGGTGAGTTGCTACAAGTCAATGGCACATCTAAGTTTACTGGTGCTTTAAGTGGTACAGATATTAGTTTGCAGTCATCTAATTTTGATATATTTAAATGGCAAAAGACAAGTGGTACGGCATCTAATATATATTCTTTATCTGCTGACTCAAGTGGTGCGTATATTCAAGATGTAACTAATACAAAGACACTTTTATACTTAGCAGAAAATACTGGAGCTGCTACATTCTCAAGTAGTGTAACAGCAACAAATCTTTATTTAGGTTCATTGACTAATGAGCAATTAATGATTAGTGGTACAGGAAGTAGAGGTATAGGAATTTCAACAATTACAAGTGGCGACCCTTTTGTAAGGTTATATGATAACACTACTATCAAAGCAGATATTTGGTGGGGAAGAAGTGGTAATTATATGGGTATCAATTCTGTTGGTGGTAATACTGCTATTAATCCTTTTGGTGGTAATGTATTAATAGGAACTACAACTGATGCAGGTCAAAAGCTACAAGTAAGTGGTATGACTAATTCAGGTATTTCATATAGAGCTGGTACATATACTCAAGGAGATACAACTCCAAGTGTTTCAGGTGTTTCATATTTGGGTATTTCAAATAGTTCACCAACAACAATTACTAATTTTACAAATGGTATTCAATATCAAATAATTACTTTATATTTTAGTGATAGTAATACTACAATCAATAGGTCAAATTGTTATTTATCTGGTGGAGTTAATTTTACATCTACTGCT